CAGGAAGATGATGTAGCCACACGTAAACCTAAATCAGTATTAGATTACACAAGTTTAGCAGCTTTTAGAAAAGCTTACATAGCTAGAATACATAATACGCAAAGCACAGAAGAGAAACTAGCTAAACAGATTGCTAAACAACCTTGGAGAGATAACCCATGGCGTTGAGTTTAGGTACTACCTTAGAAATAGAGAGATCTAGAAGAAAGATGACGCATTATGAATTTGCTGAAGGTTTCTTAGGTATAAGCTATTCACATTATTTAGGTTTGGTAAAAGGTGTAAATTCACCTAAATTGAAAACTGTGGAAAAAATTGCTTCTGCCTTAGAATGCGAAGCTTGGGAACTAGTTCGGGCAGCAACTAGATAAAGAGGCAAGATGGCGAGCTGGTGGAAAGAAAAAGATTTTCAAGTACCACTGCTCTCGTTTATTTGTAGAGATAGAAATTTTTTAAAACGTTGCGGCAGTCTATTACAGCCAAAAGATTTCAAACCTACAAGAGATGAGACCAACGAACGATTTATAATAGCAACGCTTGCTTTAGAGTTTTGGCGTAAATATAAAGAACCTATAGAAGGGATGCTCAGATCAAATGCTGAGATCTATTGTGATAAGCATAATGTAGATAAGAAGCGTAGAAAAGAACTACGCACATTAATTGATAAGATCAACTCAGGCGATAAACTAGTTGCTGTAGAAGCAATGGAAGATCGCGTTATAGAGTATCTTCGTGATAAGAAGATGAAAGACTCTATTGAACAGTTGATCATAAAACAAGAAGAAGGAAAGTTAGATAACGAAACATTCCTTCAGATCTGCAAAGAAGTAACTGAATGGTCAGGTAAGCCAAAACGTGTCATATCTGATTATCTAGATCCAGATGCTTTAGAAAATCGTATTGCCCGTAGGAAGATGTCTGCCAAGAATAAGCAGCCATTAATATTCCTTGAAGGCTTTGATTCGAAATCACCAGCTATAGGTCGTGGTGACTTAGGTGTTTTACTTGCACCATATAAGAAAGGTAAATCATTAGGGCTTGCACACTTAGCTGATGCTTATGCTAAGCAGAATTTAAAAGTTCTATATATAACCTTAGAAGATCCGAAAGATGAAGTAGAAGATAGAATGGATGCTGCTACTGCATACATTCCTATCCATAAGCTAAACGAACTCCCAAACAAGCTTAGACGAAGATTCAAGAAGTTCTCCAAACGTATCAGTGGTCGCATACGTATAGTTGACGCTACAGAAGACTCAGTGACTGTAGCTGATATAGAAGAGCTATGGGAGAGGTCTAGAGATGCCGGATGGACACCCGATGTTGTTATCATTGACTACGATGATGAGATCAAAGCTGCTAGATCATACAAAGGAGAATCTGCTAGACGTCACGAATTTGCAGAAATATATCGCGATCTTAGAAAGCTTGCTGCTAGAAGATCAATTATTGTATGGACAGCAGCGCAGACTAGAAAAGTGCCAGATAAAACAAAGATCATCTCCGGAGATAAGGTTGCAGAGGACGTTTCTAAGATTAGAAAGGCAACGCTTGTACTCGGAATTGGCCAAGGTGAAAGTCATCTTGATGCACGCTATATATATGTTGCCGCCGCCAAGCGTGGTCCTAGTAGATTTGGATTCGAAATAATGTCCAATCCTAAGAATGGGTTGTTTTATGATAGTGAATTGACATACGAAATGCTCAGAACAAATAAGCATACATCTAAGAAAAGAAAGATAGCAGCTTAGGAGATATAGATGGCGTACTATAATGTAATGAAGATTACAAATGTAGATCCTTTGCATGAACTATATGTAAAACATTTTGCTGTAAAAGCTAATGCTATAAATTATGCAAAAGATTTATATGTTAGAGCTCAAAATAAAAAGAATAAAATACATTATAGAGTAGTAGATGATATAGCTAACAAAGAAGTATGGACATCAGTAAAGCAAAAGAAAAAGAATCAGGCAATGCAGAATCCTGTGCTTGCTAAGCTTAATACTGTATTAGACGAAGATAGACGAATTACTATTAGACGTGAATCTGATATGGTACATCATCCAAACCATTATGGTGGTGATACAACCTATGAAGTAATCAAAGTATTACAGGCGTGGCTTACTAGGGAAGAGTTCATAGGCTTTCTCAAAGGTAATAGTATTAAATACAATGCTCGGGCAGGAAAGAAGAATAGTATGGAAGAAGATCATAAGAAGGCTGCTTGGTACGACCAATATCTTTCAGATTTCTTAGCTGGAAAGAAAGAGCTACCACAGTGATAGGTAAATATTGGATGCATTTTAATACACCTGCACATCTAAGAGGTAATGATAAACCATGTGGTGTATCCTATGGTGCGCCTTATATAGGTTTTTCACAACATGAAGGTATAGATGAGCATACACAAGATCTATTAAAGATAGCTATAGAAGTAGGAAAAGAAGAGATGCGCGAACAATTTAGAAAAATGCTAGGCGTCAATGTATGACACTCGAAGAATTAGTTAATGCTGTATTCGAAGATGTTCAGGAAAGAGGAGGAGGTGAAGTATACGTAGATTGTTGCTTCTGCGATGATCAAAAACATAGATTAGGTATTAACGTTGAGACAGGTGTAATGCATTGTTTCAACTGTGAAGAGAAATCAGGTGATAGAGAAAGTGTCATTCGCAGTAAGCGCAAGACATACGAAAAGATTGCCGAAGCAACAAGTATCACAGAACCCTTTACGGTAGATGATGACGAAGATGTAGAAGTATCGGTTAAAGAAAAGACACTAAAGAAAGATAAACCAAAAGTAACATTAGAACTCCCAAAAGCCTATGAACCTCTTTGGAAAGAAATCAACGATAGAGACGGGCGTAAAGCTCTTAGGTATGCCCTCGATAGAGGTGTTACTAAAGAACAGATTAAACACCATAGAATCGGTTTTGCTTGTGCTGGACGATACGCATTTAGAATTATCTTTCCGGTTTACTACAGACAAAGCTTGCATGGATTCGTATGTAGAGATTTCACAGGAGATGCAGAACTTAAATACCTCAATTCCTATGGCGACAAAGGGTTGTACAATCTCCCGAGTAAGAAGATACGTAATACTAAAGCAATCCTTGTAGAAGGTGTCTTTGATGTACTAGCTGTAGAACGTGCAAACATTAAAGGATATGACGTTATAGGCTGTCTCGGCAGTAAGCTAAAGACTTCGCAATACCGTAGACTGTCTACGTATAATAAAGTAGTAATATGGGCCGAGCCAGATCATGCAGGTGTCGATGGTACGATTAAAAGAGCTAAAGCTTTACAGAAGTTAGGTGTTAAGGTAAAGGTGGTTGTTCCAGATGAAGATGTAGAGACGGATACAGATCCAGGTGCAATGGATGCAAATGAGATTAAAAGACGTATACGTGAATCGGTTGTATTCACTCCAGGTATAGCTAATCTCATGCGCACAAGGATAGCATTCAGTAGTAAACGTTTTGTTAAGAGGAGACACAATGCCGAAAATGCCAAAAAATAGAATTAATTGAAAAGTAGAAAGGACACGCTCAAATGTCAATGGTTGACGAAGTTATAAATGAATTGAATACCAATCCAAAAGCCGATGCACATTCTGTAATTGGACATGCAATGACTGGATGGGATAAAAAGAAAGAAGCACTTACAGATATCAAATTTCCCAAGAAGCGAGAACGTAAAGAGAAACAGCTAAAGGAACGCATTATTGTTAGTTGTACTACCTCTTGGGATAATAAGAAGCGCATTAAAACTGTTCTGAAAAAGATTGGGCCTAAAGAAATAGAGTTCATAGTTACAGGTACATCTAAAGGTGAACAGCTTGTAGCTTCTGTTGCTTTAGAATTAGGTATTATGCTTTATCGAACACATCCCTGGATATCAGCAAACAATGACTTCATAGTACAAGGTAAGGCAATGAAGATATTCAAACCAACACAAGTGATAGCTTTTAACGAAGATCCAGAAGAGAATAGGCACACCTTAGGTTATCAACGTCTTTGCCGTAGAAGCGATATAGCTTTTAAAATGGTGAGTAAATGACCACAAGCCCAGAGTTTTATAACAAAGTAAAAGAGTTATGCAAACAGTATAAGATACAAATATTTACGGCTAAAGAGCTAGGACAAGCCGCAGCAATTAGAAGATCAAAGGAAGAAGGCAAATGATTAAAAGACTTGTACTTAGAGTTGATCGTATTGAGAAAGAAACAGAGAAAGCCGTAGCCGTAAAAGACACTAAAGGATATCTGGTATATCTACCTAAATCAGAAATAGAGATTGTTAATGGTATGCGCGAAGTATCCATCCATGTACCAGAATGGCTCGCCAAACAGAAAGATACATTAGAGTTTGAGGAAGAGTGATGTGTCCAGACATAATGAGTATAAAAGAAGCAGCCGACTACTTATTCATTAGTCCTGATAGCTTATACAACTATGCCAATGTACAAAAAGTACCTGCTTTTAGAATAGGTAACAGATGGCACTTTAGTAAAGGTGCTTTAGATCTTTGGATGGAACAACAAAGCAGTAGGAGAATAGTCTAATGGGCTGGGATAATAAAGATGCACAACAAGTAATTAAATTAGAACCTACTGAATTTAGTTTCAACATTCCAGGTGCCCCATGTACTCATTGGTATAATGGTAGGCATATATTTGTAAAAGGTGAATGTAAATGTGGTAAGAAATTTATGCTC